TAGACCTGTAGATAATGATAAGGATTTATATGTAAGAGTTACAACAAGTGGCACAGGGGATAGTGATAGTGAATATGATATGGCAACTTTGTTTATGAGGGCAGATACATCTTTTGGAACTACACCTGTTACAAATGCCACTCAATGGTTTTTTAATTCAGCTATGCCAAATGACAGTAATAAATTTAGTAATGCAACATTGTATTTATTTAATTTTAATTCATCAGAATTTAGTTTTGTAACAGTAGAGAGTGCAGGTTGGAACAATAGTATAGATGATCTAGTAGGAGAGCAGGGGGGTGGTGTTCATACTGTTCAAGAAGCAAATGATGGTATTGAATTACTATGGGAGAGTGGCAGTAATTTTGCTAGTGGAAGTAAAGTTATTCTGTATGGTTTGAAGAAATAAGTATAAGAAATATATAGTAAGATAGGAGTAATATGGCAACATTAGAGGAATTTCAAGCAGAATGTAGATCTGAATTACAAGCTCTTAGAGATGGAGATGGTATCTTTAAGCAAGTTAATAATGAGAGATTACCTATTTCTGATGATGATTTTGAACAGATGATTGTAGATTGTGCTAATGGTAAATTTGATCAACAAGAAAATGGCTACAAAGAGGCAAGATTACAGGAATATCCTAGCTATGGAGAGCAGTTAGATTATATTTACCACAATGGCTTAGAAGCTTGGAAAACAGATATAATTCAACCAATAAAAGAAGCTCATCCAAAGCCAGAATCCCCATAAATTTGTCTTAGGCTTAGTCTATCCTAGACTTATAGGAGGTTGAATAATGACTTTATTACAATACTCTGAACAGCAGGGAAAGAAGCCTACAGGGCAATATTCAGCAACTAGATTTATATTAGATAATCCAGAAGCTAAAAAAATCTTTCTGAAAGTGGCAAAAGAAGCTGAATCAGAATATATTTCAGATACTTTAGCAGCTCAATATTTAGTAGATCAATATGAGCAATTCAAACATCTCAATTACAACACAGTAAGGAGATATTTTAGGGATTATAGAGATGGCAGAATCAAATAACCTAAAGAAGTTTGCTCAAACTGTACAGGATAGAGATCCTAGAAAGTCTAAAAAGAAAGTTAATCATCCAAAAGGCTTTGAGCCATCAGCTTCTTTCAATCAAGCTACAAGATCTGGAGAGATAGTATCTCAACCTCAGAAATCTAATGACATTGATTGGAAAGAACAATTAGAGTCTTATTTTGGTAAAGATGCCCATAAATACAAAGTTTTAGAGAATCAAGCAGAGATAAGGTATTGGGATTCCAATATTGGAAATGGCAATATAGAGAGGCTTTATTACTTCAAAGCAAAAATAGTTTCTAGTGATCAATATATGCCAGATGAGGACTTTAAGAAGCTCCTAGCAAGTGCAGGTAGATTAAAGAAACAAGATAAAAAAAAGCCTGTAAAAGATTCAAAGACATTTTGTATAGCATTAGCAGATTTTCAAATTGGCAAAGAGGGTACTGAGGAGGCAATAGAGAGGTTTATAGACTATATTCCTAAGATTAAGGCACAAGTTAAGCAGATCCAGAAAGTAGAGCCATTAGATCAAGTATTGTTTGCAGGATTAGGGGATCTAGTTGAGTCTTGCTCTAATCATTATGCTATGCAGGAATTTAGCACAGTTTTAGATGAAAGACAGCAGCAAAAAGTAGCTAGGAGAATGATATATACAATAATTAAAGAGATTATGCCATTGTTTAGTAAGGGTGTAGTTTGTTTTATTGGTGGTAATCATGGAGAAAATAGAAAGAATGGGAGAGCTTATACAACTTTTGCAGATAATAAAGATGTTATGTTAGCTGAGGAGCTGCAGGAAATATTTAAAGAATCTCCTGCATATAGTAAGAGCTTAGATTTTATTATTCCAGATAATGAATTACACCTAACTATAGAAATATCTAATACAGTACTGCTTTTATTACATGGGCATCAGATGAGAGGAGCAGGTAATTCACAGGCTAAAGCTAGAAAATGGCTATCAGATCAAGCATTTTCAAGAAGTGAAACTGCTGATGCAGATATAGTTTTACATGGGCATTACCATTATTTTTCTGCTTATGAGAGTTCTGATAGGTTAATACTACAAGCTCCAACATTAGATTCAGGCTCAGAATGGTTTGAAAATACAAAAGGGGATAAATCTAGGGCAGGAATGCTTACTTTTGTAATTGGAGGAAAAGAGAAATGGGATTATATTAAGGTTATAAGGTAAATATGAAACTTGAAGTATTAAGATTTAATAGTGGTACAACATTCACTTCTGGATTGCTATTTGATGTAACAGACAATGTAAGATCCTTTTTATGCTACACAATGGAGGATCAATATAATCCAACAAAGATTTATGGAGAAACAAGAATCCCTGCAGGAACTTATAAGCTAACTCTAAGAGCTGAGGGAGGTTTCCACAATAGGTACTCTACTAAATATTCTGATAGACCAAATTGGCATCAGGGCATGATTTTAGTTAATAATGTTCCAAACTATTCCTATGTGCTTTGGCATGTAGGGAATAGCCCAAAAGATACCAAAGGTTGTTTATTGCTCTCAAAAACTCAGAAAGATGCTTTTGGAGGAGCTTCAAGAGCTGCTTATGAGGAAGTTTATCCTGTTGTTAGAGATGCAATTCTATCTGGAGAGGATGTAACTGTAACTTATAAAAACTTTGATGGATCTATTGTTTCTAATAAAGCAACAGATGATGTTGTAAATATATCTCAAGTTTCTAAGAATCAGGAGGATATTATGGATATATTATCTACAGAAATAAAACATCTAAAAGCTGAAGTTAAAGCTCTTAGACAAGCAATCATATTAAAGGGAATGCAAGTTAAATAATTTAACTCATTCACAATCATGAATATAAAATGTCATTCCTGTATGGGAAAACTAGAATTAATTAATAAGGCTTTTGTTTGTATTAATAAAAAATGCAATCAATTTAAAAAAGTACAAACAAAATTAAAAGAGGAGGAATAAATGGAATATTGGAAAGCTGCACTTATCAGAGGACTAAGATCTGGAGTACAAACTTTTTTAGCTGTAATGATGGCTAATCAAGCAGGTATGTTTGAAACAGATGTGCTTATGGCAGGTGTTATGGCAGGAGCTACAGCTCTTGTTTCAGTAGTTCAAAATGCTATGGAGGATGCTCCATTCAAATTTATGAGCAATATACCAAAAGGCTAAATTTTTACTTTAGGAAGACTAGCAATAGCTTTCCTTTTGTATATAAAAAAAGAGGAGATTTGTATCTCCTCTTTTTTGTTAAGCAGGTTGAGGTTGATTAGGGCTACAATGATCATACACAAAGGGGTATGTGAATGAAGTATCTCCACCTGCTCATTATTAACTATAACAAAGCTCTGGAACAAAAATTAATTTATTTCAGTTTGTGCCTTTTTGTCTTAACTGCAGTTTATAGTGTTATACACAAATAAACTTTTTCTGTAGCTTTTAAAAAGAGATAGTTGATTAGGATCTTTATAACAGAGGATTAGCTACACCTCATTAAACTAGGGTTAAAGCCTATTATTCCACATATTTAAATGCTACTAAATTTAGTGTTCTGGTTTTTGGGAGGGAGTGGCACAGGGTAAGTTCCACCTATAACAATAACAAACACAGTTCTTAAAAATAGCCCTAGCCTAGTAAAAGGGCTAGGGCTTATCAATCTTAATTTCTACTTTTAATGCTTGACAATGTGACAAATTTTATTATATTTATATTATAAGTATTAGTTGATTAGGAGGTAACAATGATGATTCAGGAATGGATTTATTTAGGCTTAGCTTTATATGGCTTTGCTTCATTAATAATAACAATTCTATTTGCTTGGATGTGGATAGAGGAAAAGCTGTTAAATAAAAAGACAGACTTTGAAACAAGACTACATAGAGGAGAGATCCTTTATAAAGGAAATATTTTCTAATGTATCCAATCAAAAGTAAAAATAAATTTACTTGGGCTTATAAGTTTCTCTATTGGAATAGTGATCAAAATATTGTTTATCTTTATACAATAGAAACTAAAGAGGGTTTTCAAGTTGCAGAAAGTGCAGCTTGGGGAAATGCAACTTTTGATGGTTGCAACAATATGAAATATATTGGTAAAAATAAAATGGAGGTTGAAAATGGCACATATGCCTAAGTTCTTAGAGGACTACACAACTGTTGATGAACTTATCAACAAAATGAATACAGAATATCCAGAATGCAGATTAATTGCAGAAATGATTGGATATGGAGATGATTGGGTAATATTTAAAAGCTCATTCTATGAAACAAAAGAGGACACAGATCCAAAAGCTGTAGCCTATGCAAAGCAAACAAGTAAAGATCATAATTCTTGGTTTGAGATGGCTAATACTAAAGCTAATGGGAGATGCTTAAGAATTGTATTCTCTGAATCTACTTTAGCTGAGGAAATGATTGGGATTGCTCCTAGTAAAGATGCAGATCCAGAGAAATCTAATTTAGATAAGAAAGTAGAAGCATTAGAAGCTGAGGGATTAGTTACTGATATTTCTCATAAGGCTCAAGCTGTAATGAATAGCATTAAGGATTTTGCTATGGATTGCACATCTCAAGATCTAGATAAAGCAAGACTTTTAACTGCTAGTGCTTTAACTGAGCTAGGAATTAGAAAAGAGGATGTATCTATTACTAATTTACAAGCAGTAAAAGATAAGATTCAAGATATTGCTAGTTCTGAGAAAGCTTCATAATGCTAGGTTTATTTGCTAGGAATAAGCATAGTAATATGGAAATTCTTTTTTTTGAGAAAGATATATCAGAATTTAGAAAAATTAGATATATCTTAGAAGTAGAGGGCAAGATCTGTTCATTAGATCCAGAGTTCTCTACTTCTGGAAACTTAAGAAAAGCTGTGCATAGATTAAATAAAGATTACAATTCTAAAATCTATAAAGAGGAATGTAATTGTAATTTTAAGATTAAAGGCAAACTAAATATGGATGGAACTCCTAGAAAGCACTATGCCTATATAAAGGATTGGGCATCATGAGAATTATGGTTACTTTTATAATAACTGAGGATTATATTATTGAAACTTCTGATATTAAAAAATCAGCAAAATTAATTCAAAAAATTTGGAAAAAAAAGCAAAATTCTCAAAATAATTTACTTAAACAACATAAAGTAGATTATTCAATAGATATTGTAGAAAAATATATAACAGAGGAGGTATAAATGGGGGATAAGTACAGACCAACTGCTTTTGCAGATGTAAAAGGAGCTGCAACAAAGATTCAGAGTGTTGATTGGCATACACCTCCAGAGGTGTTTGATAAATTAGATTTAGAATTTGATATTGATGTAGCTTCTCCTGTAGGTGGTGTTGATTGGATTCCTGCTAAAAAGTATTATACAGAGCAAGATGATGGATTAGCTCAAGATTGGGAGGGTACAGTATGGATGAATCCCCCTTATGGCAAATTTACTGCAACTTGGTTGGAAAAATTTGTAAATCATGGAGATGGAATAGCCTTAGTATTTGCTAGAACTGATACTCTTTGGTTTCATAATTATGCACTTAAAGCAGATGCACTTTTATTCACTAAGGGTAGATTAAAATTTATTAATCCAGAGAGAAATGATACAAGCACTTCTGCATCAGGCTCATTGTTTGTAGCTTGTGGTAGTAAAAGTGTAGAATCTCTTAAAAATTCAAATATGGGATGGTTTATAGATTTAGGTAATAATAATGATATCTTTAAATTATAGGAAAGAGGGATATAAATTTCCAGAGCTTCCTATACAAACAACAATTATAGATCCTCCTTACAATATTGGATTTAATTATAAATCTGATTTTAAGGATAAGATGACTCCAGAGGAATATAACAAATTTATTTATGATTGTATTGAGGGTTGTTATCATCATTCAACTGATGATGCTAATTTATTTTTAATTAATTATCCTGAAATAATATTTGATTTATATTTAGCTATTGATCATAGCTCTTGGAATATTAATCAATTTATTCAATGGGTTTATCCATCTTATCAAAGATCTAATAAAAAATTTACAAGAGCTAGTAGAACTATATTGTGGCTATCTAAAAATAATTCTAAAACATATTTAGATAGAGTAACTCAACCATATAAAAATCCAAATGATAAAAGAGTTAAAAAGATAATAGCTTCTGGTAAGACAGGAACTCATCTTTATGATTGGTGGGAAATAAATATGGTTAAAGGTAATTCTAAAGAAAGTTTAGGTTATGTTAATCAAATACCTTATGAGCTTTTAAGGAGATTGATTCTTACAACTACTGATGAAAATGATGTAGTTTATGATCCTATGTGTGGCTCAGGATCTACAGTATTTGCAGCAGGGCATCTAGGTAGAATTGGAATAGGTTATGATATTAGCTCTAAAGCTAGGGATATTTGGGATAAATACACTATCAATCCTTATACTGCTCTAGGTTATGATAGAAAATGAGTATATTAAGTAAGCCATTACAAGCATTCTGGAATAATCAGGTTGCTAATGATAATGTTAAAGCTACTCCTTTTTCTGGTAATTGTATGTTTTGCAGTAAAGCAATAACAGAAAAAGATGAGGATCACTCTGTTTGCAATACTTGTTGGGCAGATTTAGGAGATGATGAGTGATAGAACTTTTATTAACTTGCTCATTGTTAGGTACTGTTCATTTTAACCTAGATGAAGTAACTGATATATATAAAGTATCTAATCAATGTGAGTTAATAGAGGTGGTGCAGGAGTGGATTCCATTAGTTAATATCCACTTTCAGTCAGAGGATGAAGCTCTTGCATTAACTGTTATTTATTGTGAAAGTAGAGGATATGCTAATGCTACAGGCTATAACACAGATGGATCTTATGATCAGGGTTTGTTTCAATTTAATAATAGAACTGAGAAATGGCTTGAGGATGATATCTATAATAGAGATCTAGATATGTATGATCCAGAAACTAATGTAAAAGCTGCTAGATGGCTTTCTTTTTATGATGGTTGGCACCATTGGAACAGTAGTAAGCATTGTTGGGGGAGATATGGTTAATGCTAACAATAGGAGAGATTTTAAAGCAGAGGAATATGATCTTTATGATGTTAGAAAAGCTAGACCATTCTGGAATCAAGTCTGTGAAGCTAATCAATGGCAAGTTATAAAAGATGAGGAGGACTTTGCAGAGGACTATGTTTGCAAAATACTTAATAATCTTTATGTTATGGAGCTTCAGGTTGTTGGTTATTGGCATAATTTTAACAAAGATAATATAAGCAACTTATGGATCTCAGCAAGTAAAGTAGATAATCTTAAAAAGAAAGCACAGGCAAAAAACACAAGATCAGGTTTAATTTTTCTTAATTGTGTTCCTAATAGGTTTATAGGCATAGATATAGAGGAAATTAAAGAAGCCTACAAAGTTAATAAATCCTCTGGAGAGAAATCTTATCAAATACCACTACAAAAGATTGATTATCTTTATAAACAATTATTAAATAATAACTTCTGTGATTGCTTAGAAAATCACATAGAAATTATGAATCAGGGTAATGGTAGAATCCCAATGGCTCAAAGAAATGTAAATTTAAGAGGTAAAAATGGAATATGCTGCTGATGAGATAAATTATGGCTATAGAGCCATTATGATGCTGATTAATTCTGAACATACCTTAATAGATAAGATTGAAAATATAAAAGAGATTGATGGCACTAAAGAACATCCATTGTTCGGTACAAGTCAGGGTGGAGTAACTTTCTCTATGATGCTTAAAGGTATGCAGACACTTGTAGAGATTGTGTTAAATAAGGGAGATAGATTTGATATAAACACTATGACAGAGCTTGGAAGTGCAACTGTTATAGATGAAACTGTGGAAACTGTAAATAATTTTTTACATATCTTTTATACAAACTTAAAAGATGATGAGAATAAACTACTGAGTGAGGCATTAGATCCTCACAACTACAGGAAAGCTGCTAAAAAAATGCACTATAGAGAAATGTTTGGTGATGATGCAGCTATTTAATGGAGATTGCCTGAAAGTAATGCAGGATATTCCTGATAACTCTGTTGATTTGATTATTACTTCTCCACCTTATGAGGATATTTCTGGAGCAGGTTATAAAGCTAACAAAAAAGATATATTATTTCTTAAACTTTATTCTGAGTTCTTAGATAAAGTATTTACTCATTATGAAAGAATATTAAAAGATGGTGGGCAATTATTTTTTAACATAAAAAGTAAAACTGCAAACAAGACATTAAGAACTCCACATTGGCTAGAATTTACAGATGCTTTTCAAAAATTAGATTTTAAAAGTTATATTATTTGGAAATATGCAGGAAGTTTTGATAGCACAAGATCTAGGTTTCATTTGGATTATGAAATTATTTACCATTTATCAAAAGGTGATAATATTTACCTTAATACTGATTGTGGTATTGATGATCCATTAACTTCTGTTTGGTATGTTCCACATTATATACCTGCTAAAGAAAGATTACATCCTACACAAATGCCTATAGCACTAGCAGAAAGAATATTAACTATTGCTTCTAAAAAGGGAGATACAGTATTAGATAATTTTATGGGTAGTGGAACAACAGGTGTTGCTTGTAAAAAATTTGATCTAAATTTTATTGGCATTGAATTAGACAGGGATAATTTTGATATATCAGAAAATAGAATACAAGAAGCATCAAAAAGTTAAGTTTGTAATCCCTACAGATCTAAGAATTATAGATCCACAGACAAAAAATATACTCTGGAAATATGGCACAATACAACTATTTGCTAATAATAAAATTTCTGCATGGGTACTAGAAAACAACACAAAAGAGCCAATTAGAATTTCATTATTCTGTATCTTGCCTGTACATTGATATTATATGAAAGCACAAGTTAATTTAAGTCAAGTATTGCAGGGTGGTTTAGCTGCATTAGTTGGATGGTTATTTAAAACTGTTAATGATCTACAGCAAGAAGTTGCTGTTTTAATGGTACAAATATCAGATGCTAAAGAAGATCTAATGTCTTTGGCTATGAGAGAACAAGAACTAAACTCAGCAATTACTGAAATTCTCATAAAACTAGGTGGATAATGTGTAATTGCAACTATTTATGCTGTGGTTGTAGTTTGCATTGTAATAATAGAACTTAGGTTATACTAAATCTATGGATTACATAGATGATATGTCTTTAGCTTTACCTAATCAGCAACAAGTTGGAGAATCTAATATTGATTTTAAAAGATTTCAATATTATTTAGGTTTAGGTGCAGGTAGAACTCTAACAAAAGTTTCAGAAAACTTCAGTTTGACAGAGAGGAGAATATATCAAATATCCTCTAAGAATCAATGGCAGGATAGAGTAAAAGCTATAAATAAAATGCTTAATGAGCAGATTATTGGGGAAGTTTTTGCTCAAGTAGGAGAAACTGCAAGAGATCTAGCTAATGAGCTTAAGCCTGTAATTTTTAGAATTATTAATGAAATAAATGAAAGAGATCTAGCTTCACTTAATCCTACTGAATTAAAAGGATTGTTAGATGTTTGCTATAAGATGATCAGTCAAATTTATGGATTAGGAACACCTCAAGTAACAGTTAATCACATAGAACAACCACAGATCAAGTTCAAGTGGGATTGGGAGCAGGATGATGAGCCAGATTATTGAGGCTACTCCACCTGATCTACATTCTGGACAATTAGAAGTTATAAAAGCATTAGATGAACATAGATTTATAATTGCTGTTTGTGGTAGGAGATGGGGTAAAACTACACTATCTTTAGTTGCTGCAGTAGATCAAGCATTAAAAGGTTTAAAAGTTTGGATTATCTTTCCTGTATATCCACAGGCTTTAGAGTCTTGGCTTAATCTAAAAAGCTTAATTAGACAGTTACCAGAGGATTATGCAGAAACTAGAGAAGTAGAGAAAAGAATAGTATTAGCTAATGGAGGATCTATACAGATTAAATCAGCTAATAAGCCAGAAACTCTTAGAGGTGCAGGTGGTATATCTCTTATAATCTTTGATGAGGTTGCTTATCAAGATAAAGAAACATGGGATACAGTTAGACCAATACTTAGTGATAGTTTAGGCAAAGCTTTGTTTATATCTACACCTAATGGCATGAATTGGTTTTATGAGCTGTTTGATAATGCTAAAAGGAGAGCTGATTGGAAAGTATTTCACTATCCTACAGATCAATCTCCTAGAATAAATAAAGATGAGTTAGCACAAGCCAAAGAGGAGTTAGGATCTATGGTTTATGCACAGGAGTTCAATGCAGAATTTACAGAGGTAGGACACATGTTCAAAAGAGAATGGTTTAAATATTATGACACTATTACAGGAGATGATCCAGAGTATGTCTTAGGAGATGAAGTAGTAAAGCATTCTGAACTATCTATCTTTGGAACTATGGACACAGCTTTGAGTATTAAAGAAACTGCTGATTACTCAGTAATAATAACAGTAGGATCTACTCCTAGTGGTAAGCTTTTAGTAATGGATGTATTCAGAGCAAGATTAGAAGCTCCAGAATTACTCCCACAGATAGAAGCAAAGATTGATGAATACAATATGTCTTGGTTGGGAGTGGAAGATTCTAGTTTTGGTTTAGGTATAATTCAGATGGCTAGGAGGCAGGGTTTGCCCATAAGGAACTTAAAGGCAGATAAAAGTAAAACTGCTAGAGCTGTACCTGCTGCTGCAGGTGTAGAAAATGGCACTATATGGTTTTTGAAAAATGCTAAATGGCTTGTAGAATTTGAAAGAGAATTAACTAGCTTTCCATCCTCTGGATCTCATGATGATATGGTGGATGCCTTAGCTTATGCAGCTAGGTTTGGAATAGTTAGAAAGACAAATTGGAGTGTAACCTAATTGGGAATTAGAGATAATATTAGAGGCTTCTTTGCTCAGGAAGTTCAAACAGAAAAGAAATCTGGGCAATATCCAACATCACAAGTAGTATTTCCATTTAATACTGATGCAGGTTATTTTAGTGGAGTTAATCAAATGTCTCCAGAGGGAAACTCAGCTGCTCTTGCTTGTTTAAATGTACTAGGAACAGCTTTTAGTGAGCCACCACTTAAAGTATATTTAAAGAATCAAGAGGGGGATGAGTATATAGATAAGCATCCTGCTGCATTACTTTTAGAGAATCCTAATCCAAATATGACAGCATCACTACTTAATAATTACATAGTTACTTCTGTTGCTGTGTCTGGAGATGCTTTTATCTTGAAACTTAGAAATGATGCAGGAGCTGTAGTTCAACTTATACCACTACTTCCAGAGATGGTAGAAGTTAAAGGCAATACAGAACAATTAATAACTAAGTATGAATATAAGCAAAAAGGCAACACTATGACCATATTGCCAGAGGATATGATACACCTTAGAGAAAGAATAGATCCTAGAAACCACAGGAGAGGATT